TACGTTAACGGCAACATCTATGCCTTTGACTTGGATGTGTACGCAGACAACGGCGGCATCCAAAAGTGGCTACGCTCATGGAGGGCGCTGCCGTCAAGCCAGAACAACCTAAAACGCACAGCCCACCACACCTTGCAGCTTGACGCTGAGACAGGCGTAGGGCTGGGCGTCACGCCAGAACAAACTGCTGACGGCATCCTTACTGAGTCGGCAAACGTTCCACCAGCAGGGCCAAGCTACCAACTGATTGCTGAGTTTGATTGGGAATATCTGGCAACTGAGTCGGGCCTTGAAATCATCACTGAACCGTCTTTGGGCTTGCCGGGTGAGAACTTGGTGACTTTTGCCTACTCTGGCCCAGACATTGACGGCGCGGATATTGTCACCGAGTCATTTCCAGCCACCCCAGGCTATGACCCGCAAGTTATGTTGCGCTGGAGCGACGATAGCGGTCACACTTGGTCAAGTGAGCATTGGACTAGCATGGGCAAGATTGGTGATTTTGGATACCGCACGTTCTGGCGGCGGCTTGGTTCGTCTAGGGATCGGGTCTACGAGGTCAGCGGTACTGACCCAGTAAAGATCGCCATTATGGGTGCTGAGTTGGTGTTGAGTCCAACGTCAAGTTGATATGGCAAACGTCACCCAAATCCCTGCGCCTCGGGTTGCGTTTACCCAAGACGGGCAGATCACGACTCAATGGTTTCGTTGGCTCAACAACGTCTACACCATCACCGGCTCTGGCCTCGGCATCACGCCAGTAATCAACGGCGGCACGGGACTAGGCACTATCCCAACCAACGGCCAACTGCTGATCGGCAACGGCACAGGCTACACGCTTAACACCTTGACTGCTGGCGCTGGCATTACTATAACTAACGGCGCCGGGACGATAACGGTGGCATCTAGCGGCCTGTTAAGTTTTAGCGCAGGAACAACTGGGTTTACGCCCAGCAGCCCAACAACTGGTGCGGTAGTGCTGGCAGGCACATTGGTAATAGCCAACGGCGGCACTGGCGCTACAACAGCCGCAGCAGCCCGAGCCAACTTGGGTGCTGGCACAGTGACCAGCGTAGGCGGCACTGGCACGGTCAACGGCATTACCCTAACAGGTACAGTCACCACTGCTGGCAACCTAACCCTTGGTGGTACGTTGAGTGGGGTAAGTTTGACCACGCAGGTCAGCGGGACGTTGCCCATAGCCAATGGCGGTACGGGAACAACGTCTACGACTTTTGCTAACCTGACAACCAACGTGTCTGGTATCCTGCCAATAGCCAACGGCGGTACGGGTACTTCCACTGCGGGGGTTAGCGCCACCATTGTGACTGCTAAACTGACTGCACTCGGCGCAAACGGCAGCATGACTTTTACAAACGGTTTGCTTACAGCGCAGACTCCTGCGACTTAGGTTAGACGATGCCAATCATGTCCGCCCAATGGCAAGAAGACAGCAAGGCCAACAAACAGCGTTGGTTTTTAGGCCATCAAGACGCCATTGACTTTGTGAACTGCTTTTTTGACGCAGTAGAGTTGTGGGACGATCTGATTGATAAGGATGTTCCAATCTCAGACGAACACATCAACCGGGCGTTTTTGTCGTTGATGTTTGTGTTGCCTGCTAACCGCTGGTTTGTGGCAAACTATGCCTATTACCAGCCTTTGATCATGGCGTCAATCAATGGGTTCCATGACGCAAATGAGATGTGCAAAAGTGACAAAAAGCACTTGCGGAATTTAGCATTTCACATCCGTAATTTTGGGATTGAAATACATATCGCCACTGCCTTTTTGATTGGTGGTTTTGAGCATATGCGTAAGGTGTCCCGCGAAATCCGCGAGTTCTACGCTTTTGAGGAGTTTGAAAATGCCTGATCCAGTAACAGGGGTAAGCGCAGGAGCATCGCTACTTGGCGGCTACCTATCTTCTAGCGGTCAAAAAGAAGCGGCCAACACCCAAGCAGGGTCGGCTAGGGAAGCGGCCTTAATCCAAGCGGCTGCGGCTGAACAAGCACTTAGGCTGCAAAAGCAACTTGCTGACGAACAGGTACTGAGAAACGCACCAACTGTGCAAGCTGGTGATATCGCCCGAAACCGAATGTTGGACTTGATAGGCTTAAGTGGCAGGACGGGCGCTGCTGGCTATGGTTCAGTTAACCAGCCATTTAGCATGGCGGGGTTTGACCCTAACTCGCTGATGCGTAACTTTAGCGCGGCAGATCTTGAAGCAGATGTAATTCGCCAAGATGCTCTTAGAAATGCCAACAGAATGACTGATCGAAGTCTTGCCTCACGGGGTTTATTTCTATCCCCGCAACGTGCTACAGCAGAGATGGCAAACCGGCTTAATACTGGAGAAGGCGCTTTAAGGCGTTTTCAAGAAAACAGAGCCAGCCAAGCAGGACTTTTTGCAGATGCTTACAACCGCGACCGGACGCGCCAAATGGACGAGTACGGACGTTTAAGTGACTTTACAACTAGGGGTGCAAACGCCGCCGCTAACACAGGCACATCGCAAGCTGCCTATGGAACAAACTTTGCTAACCTAACAAGCGCAGGCGCACAGGCAATGGGCCAAGGTGTCATTGGCGCTGGGCAGGCAACAGCCGCTGGGCAGATGGGCGCAGGGAACACATACAACAACGCCATAGACGCTGCGCTTCGATATAACCAAAACAACCAGATGATGAATTTGTTTAGACAATCATCGTATGCCCCACAACAAGCTGCATACGCTCCACAACAAAATGCGCCTTACGACCCATACAGCAGGTTTGGCTATGGAACAAATGCTTAGGAACTAATTATGGCAACCCTTAACGAAATGATAGCGCAAGGGGCGCAGTTCAATATCCCTGATCCAGCAGCGCAGTACAACAAGATGGCGCAGATGCAGAAGTATCAGCAAGAGAATGAACTTGCCAAAATGCAAATGGAAGAATATGGAAGGGCGCGGCAAGAGAGCAATGCCTTGCGCCAGTTTTTGCCGGGTCTGAACGAAAGCAATCGCAGTCAGTTGCTGGGCTATGGCGCAGCGGGGCAAGGCGTCTACAAAGCGTTGGGTGAAGGCGATACACAACGTAGATTGGCTGACCAAGCTAAGTCGCAAGCCGACGTTAACAAATCCAACATCTTGAAAAATGCCGTTGCTCAAACTAGAGATGCCGTTGCGGGGATAGACCCAACTGACGCGCCAAGTTACATGGCGCTACGCGAAAGCGTTTTGGCTCAGTACCCAGACCTTGCGCCTTATATGCCTGCCGGATGGGATGCAAATGTCAAGCAAAGACTCATCACTACCGCCGCCAGTGTGTTGGAAGGGCAGAAGCCCAATATTGCACCAATAGATGTCTCTAAATTTACGCCAGAGTCTTTGCAAGCATATTTAAACAGTAAAAACCCGGCTTCTTTAGTCGCGGCAGCACCAAAACCAGTTAACCCATACGCACCTATAGACCCAGCTAAATATACGCAAGGCTCATTAGAAGCATATGGTTTGTCAGGCAAAGTTAGTGATCTAGTGCCACTGCCAGCAAAAGCAGCTAACGCATTTGCGCCAATAAATGTAAAAGACTTCACACCAGAATCAGTAAAAGCGTTTGTAGCTAGTCAAAACCCTGCTGATTTAGTTGCTGCCCCATCAAAAGCAACCAACCCATTTGCTCCAATAAATGTAAAAGATTACACGCCAGAATCATTAGAAGCGTATGGTTTGTCAGGCAAAGTTAGCGATCTAGTACCAGTGCCAGCAAAACAAAAATCAAATATTGCAAATATTGATCCGTCTAAATTTACAGTTGCATCAGTTGCTAAATATGATACTTCAGGAAATTATGCTGATTTGGAACCTATTGCCGCCAAACCAGAACGGCCCCAAAATTTAGTAAACCCTATAGACGCAAGCAAATTTACTGCGCCATCTGTGTCAGCATATAGTTCTTCTGGCGGCGACTACAGCCTTCTTGTTCCTGTTGTTTCCGCTACTAAAACTGATCGCACTATTGCAAACGTAAACCCAAATGATTTTACGCCAAAGTCCTTAGACAAATATTTGATCAGCGGTAAGTATGCAGATTTAGTGCCCGTGACTAAAACTGGCGGCGGCGAAGGTGGTGGTGCTGGTGGGGCGGCAGGCACTGGAACGGTTGAAGTTGTTAATCCAAACGACCCAACAAAAACTATTATTGTCACCAAAGCAAGGGCTGTAGCCGAGGGCTTAACCCCAGCCAAAGCAATGGAAGGTTTGCCGATTAAAGAAAAGCAACGCCGCGAAAGTGTGTTTCCAAAGGTAAAACAGGCTATGACTACGGTAACTAACACCATGTCTACGATTGAAGAAACTATTGATCGTCTGTTGGCAAATACAAGCGGATTAAACGGTGTTACTGGGTTAGTTTACGGCATTACCCCTGCGCTAACAGATGCAGCGCGACAAGCAGACGCTGATTTAGGACAACTTGCTAATTTGGCTTTTGTACAAGGAATAACAGAACTTCGTAGTTCGTCTAGCACTGGCGCTGGCGTTGGCAACGTATCAAACAAAGAAGGCGATAGATTTGAAAATTTAAAATCGTCGTTAAAACGAACCCAATCTGCTGGTGATATGAGGGCTTCGCTTCTTCGGTTAAAAGCCCAAGCGCAAGCCACTAAAAATATTGTAAAAACTGAGTTTGAAGATATGTACGAATACCGGCAAGGACAAGCACCATCAGCGCCAGCCCCTGCCGCCGCCTCACCAACGCAAGACGCAGTTAATTTCTTGCGTGCAAACCCCGGCCTTAAAGCACAATTTGACGCAAAATATGGCGCTGGTGCTGCCGCCCGTATTCTTGGGGGCAAATAATGGCAACGAACCCGTTTGATCAATTTGACGCGCCGCAAGCCAATCCTTTCGATCAATTTGACGTAACGCCATCTAAAGCCCCTGTTAAGAGCACATCATTTGCTCAAGACACGGGCCAATTTTTAGGCAATGTTGCAGCCGGTGCGTTGCGTGGCGCGGGTTCAATCGGCGCTAGTTTGATTCGTCCTTTTGAATCGGGTGAAGAAAATACTGCTAGACGCCTAAAAATGGATGAAGCCCTAAGAAGCATGGGCGCTGAACCAGAATCTTATGCTTATGTCGGCGGCAAATTGACGGGTGAAGTTGCTGGAACCTTGCCCATA